GTGCCAGGCGGCCGTGGCGCGGCCCGAAAGATGCGCACGGCAACGGTGCAAGCATGCAAAAAGGTTCGGCGCTACGGATATCGCGTCCAGTTTGCGGATGGCCGGGCAGTCGTTTGCACGGATCAACACCCATGGCTGGCTCGCAGTGGAGTGAAAAGGCAACCGTTCTGGCGGGCAATGGACCGGAAGGCGCCGAACGCAGAGCGCAATCTAACCGTAGGGCATCAGGTGCGCTCTATCTGCGTGCCATGGGAAGCCGGACAGTTCGAAGATGGATGGTTTGGCGGCATGATTGATGGGGAAGGCAGTCTGTCGCTGCCGTCTCGGTCTGGTGCGTCGGTATGCGTGTCGCAGCGCCCCGGACCCGTATGGGATCGCATGGTCTCGTATGCGCAGGACAGGCAGTACCACTATCGCATTGAACACGATGAAGGGCAGCGCGAGTCCAAGCACGGCACAACGCCGGTTCCCAAGCTGGTGTTCAGCCGCACGAATGAATTGTTTCGTCTGATCGGAGAGACACGCCCGACGCGCGGATTGCAGCGCAGCTTCCGGTTTTGGGAGGGCAAGGAAATGCCCGGCAAGAGGAACATGGACAACGCCGCTTGGAACGAGATCGTCTCCATCGAGCCGGTCGGTGAGGTCGACATGATCGCGCTGGAGACCAGCACCGGCACGTTCATCGCCGAGGGGATGGTCAGCCACAACACGACGGTGATCGTGATCTCATTCACCGATCACGCCATCTTCAACGACAACCAGAGGTGCGGGATCATCGCGCAGTCGCTGCCGCATGCGGAATCGTTCTTCCGCGACAAGGCGAAGTTCGCTTACGACAACCTGCCGCAGATCGTGAAAGACCTCTATCCGATCCAGACGAGCAACACGAGCGAGATCCTTTTCAAGAACAACTCGTCGATCCGCGTTGCCACGTCCATGCGGTCAGGCACGATCCACCGCCTGCACATCTCGGAGATGGGAAAGATCGCCGCCGAGCATCCGGGCAAGGCCGTCGAGATCGTCACCGGCTCGCTGGCCGCAGTACCGGCATCGGGCATCGCCAGCATTGAAAGCACCGCAGAGGGGCAGGAAGGCGAGTTCCACAAGATAGCAACCCGCGCCGAGCGCCGCGCCCTCGATCCGCGCCCGCTTGCGCCGAAGGAAATGAAGTTTCACTTCTTCGCATGGCACGATCTGCCGGAATACCAGACCAATCCGCGCCATGTGCGCATTGCGCCCGAATGGCACGATTACTTCGATCAGGTCGAGATCGAGCGCAACAAGCGCCTGAGCCTGCCGCAGCGCGCCTGGTACATCATGACGCTCGAAAACGAGCAGAACGGCGACACCGAAAAGATGTGGCGGGAATACCCGTCGACGCCCGCCGAGTGCTGGCAGCAAAGCACGCAGGGCACATGGTACGCCCCGCAGATCGCTGCAGCGCGCGCGCAAGGCCGCATCTGCCAGATCCCACACGTCAACAACGTCCCTGTGCACACCTTCTGGGACATCGGCGCAGGCGACGGCACGGGTATCTGGGCAATGCAGGACGTCGGCACGCGCCACCGCTTCATTCGCTACTTCGAGGATTGGGCGCAAGGCTACGGGCATTTCGTGCGCCTGCTGCGCGAAACCGGCTGGAACTTCGGGGTGCATTACCTGCCGCACGACGCCAACCACGAGCGCCAGATGGAAAACCGCGTCGCCAGCCCGTTGATGCTGCTGCAGGAGATCGCCCCGGACTGGAATTTCCAGATCGTCCCGCGCGTCGATCACATCACCAACGGCATCCAGATGGTGCGCGACAAGTTCCCCGAAGCCTGGTTCAACGTCGATGGCTCGGGCGCAGACTGCGAAGCCGGGCTGAAACACGTCGAGCTCTACAAGAAGAAATGGAACGCGCGCCTTGGCGTGTTCTCGGACGAACCCGAAAAACTGGATGGACATTCCGAAGCCGCGGACGCGCTGCGCCAGTGGGCGCAAGGCTATGACCCTGCACTGTTCTCAGGTGCGACCCGGCCCAAGCGCCGGCGGCAAGGAGGCGCATTGACCGTATGACCGATTCAGAGCCCATTCTCGACCTCGACCTGCGCCACAAGACGCTGGTGCGCGGCGATATCACCGTGATCTTCACCTGGCTGCTGTCCAACCAGCGCCCGTGCATGGTTCTCGTACCGACGAAGATCATGCCCACGCATGAGCGCACCATGCCCTGCATCGTGCCGCTCGATATCGCCTTCGCATGGGACGAGGTCACAGGCGACGCCGCCGAGACCGCCGCCATGAGCTTTCAGTTCGCCGCCGGTCTCGGGATGAACCCCATGGAGATGCGCAACGTGATCAAGGTCACGTCCGTCGTGCGCGATTGCCTCGGCGACCTGCTGCGCATGCCGATGTTCCCCGCAGATCAGCGGGAAGTCGTCGCCGACGTGCTGATCACCGACACGGACACAGGCAAAACGACCGAAGCGGAGGCCGTGGACCATGTTTGAAACCGAAGATCAGCCCGAGAACCGCAATCACATCACGTCCAGGCGGAAGCGCAATGCCGATCCGCTCGACCGCATGGATTTCGGCGGCGGCATTGACGAGAAGCGCGTCCAGCGCCTCGGGAAGTCCAAGGATCTCGACAGCCCGCGCGCCCGCGATCTCTTCACCAATTTCATGGGGCATTACCGGCGCGAGATCGAGCGCCAGGGCGAGAACCGCAACGAAATGGGGCTCGACGAGGATTTCTACGACGGCGACCAGTGGGACGCGGAAGACAAGGCGACGCTCGAGGCCCGCGGCCAGCACCCTCTGGTCTACAACGTCATCTCGACCACTGTGAACTGGATGCTGGGCACCGAAAAGCGGGGCCGCACGGATTACAAGATCCTGCCCCGGCGCGAGGAAGGCGGCAAAGCAGCCGAGCGCAAGAGCCAGCTTCTCAAGTACCTGTCCGACGTCAACAAGTCAGAGTTCCACGTCAGCCGCGCGTTCAAGGATACCGTCATCCCCGGGCTTGGCTGGATCGAGTCCGGCATCCAGGAAGATGACGAGGGCGAAGCGATCTATGACCGCTACGAGACATGGCGGAACATGATCTATGACAGCATGGCAACCGAGATGGACCTGTCCGATGGCCGGTATCTGTTTCGGACCAAATGGGTCGATGTCGATATCGCCAAGACCATGTTTCCCGAGCGCAAGGCAGTCATTGACCGATCGGCCAGCACGGCGCTGACCTATACCGCCAGCCTCGACGGCGCCGGGGATGAGCAGATGGACGCCGCCGAAGAAGAATGGAGCCACACCAACGTCCATGGCGGCTATGACGGGCATATCTCGGAGCGCGCGCGTGTCCGCTTGATCGAGGGCTGGGTGCGCATCCCGACCGAAGAGCGGTTCATGCGCGGCGGGCAATTCGGCGGTGAGATATTCGACCCGCGCAGCCGCGGCCACCGCGCCGAGATCGAGCGCAACCGCGCATCGGTGCTGACCAAGGTGCGCATGCGCATGCATGTGGTCATCATGGCCGAGGATGGCTTGCTCTACATGGCAAAGAGCCCATACCGCCACAACCAGTTCCCGTTCACGCCGATCTGGTGCTACCGCCGCGGCAAGAACAACCTGCCATATGGCGTGGTGCGCGCGATGCGCGGGCCGCAGGAGGATATTAACAAGCGCGCGTCCAAGGCCCTGCATATCCTGTCCAGCAACAAGACCGTGATGGACAAGGGCGCCGTCGACGATCTCGACGAGTTCCAGGAAGAGATCGCCCGCGCCGACGCGACCATCGTGAAGAATCCGGGCAAGTATCTGGAGTTCAATGTCGACCGCGAGCTTGCCCCCGCGCATCTTGACCTCATGAGCCGGTCGATTGAGATGATCCAGCAGCTATCCGGGATCACCGACGAGAACCTTGGCCGCACCACCAACGCCACCTCGGGCAAGGCAATCATCGCGCGTCAGGATCAGGGTTCGCTGGCCACCGCGTCGATCTTCGACAACCTGCGGCTCGCCCGGCAGACGCACGGGTCCAAGATGCTGTCCCTCGTCGAGCAGTTCATGTCCGAAGAACGCCAGTTCCGCATCACCAACATGCGCGGCAACCCCGAGTTTCCCAAGGTCAACGAGATGGAC